AGTTCGCAACGACCTTGTACGCCAACTGAAGACCGTTATAGACTGCTGCTTGCGAATCGTCAACGCCCGCAAACCGTGCTGCCATAGGACGCGCTTCCTTGCGCTTCTTCAGCATGATTTCGAGCGCCGTCGGGAGCAGTCCCACCGACAGCGGGTTGTCGGCAGTGGGTTGGACGTAGACGCACGTGCATCTGCCTGTAATCTTCCCGTCGTCGTTCTTGAGGTCGTAGGTGACTTCGCGGCAGTTGAGGATACCCTTGACTTTTTCGGGGGCGAGTCCTTCGTAGGACAGCAGGCGTCCCTCGTTATTATAGGTCTTCATGCACACGAACGTGTCGGGCGAGAGGTTCTCGCCAATCATGGACGAGGGGTACAGACTGTTGAAATCCAGAACGGCGATGGGCGTGTCGAGATACATGCCGATCTTGGGCGAAATCACGATCGCGCCCTCGTACCCCGTGTCGCCGTCGTACGATTGCTGCGTAATGAGTATTTGGTTGCGCTTGGACGCCTCGTACGCCACGCGCGAGAAGATCTTGATGCTCTGTCCCCGCAGAAAGAGGAATTGTAAAGGAACGAAGCAGACGTCGGCCATGCCGCGGGCGTTGACGAGTGTATCCAACTTTGCCATGAGAGTCAAGACGAGATCGCAGTCCTGGATGCAGTACTTGGCGATCGTGGCGCGGTCGTCGGCAGTTCCCTCGTGCATCCTAAAGAGATCGTGCGGGTGAATGTCGTCTTTGGTGAAGGACCACTCCATCGCACAGTCGGCAGGCGCTTCAATCGCCTCGTCCAGCGTGATTGTCTTGGTCGTCAGCGCCATCACACGGAACTTCTTGCCGTCCTTGTAGGGGTTCATCGTGTTTCCCACCAAGTCGAGTTTAATGTAGTTGCCGACGTAGAGACCGCGCGTCGTCTTGGTGTACATCAGCGGTCCTTCCACTTTGACGACCTTGTCGCGCAGAAAGTTGGAGGCGACGTTGTCGAGCGTGTAGGAATCGAGATTGTGCTCGCGGCGCATGTTGAGCAGCAGATCAATCGTGAGACGACCGGGCGTGGGGATGTAGTGGACGTTATACTTGCCGCTCGCGAGTTCAAAGGTCTTGTGCTCCAACTGGTCGTCGGGGTCGCGGCGCCACACCGGTCCGCGCGCCAGGTTCAGTTTCACGCCGTTGAGGACCGCGCGCGTCATCAGGAAGGAGTCATCGAAACCGTAAGTGTTGTACCCGCAAATGACGTCCGGGTTCTCTTCGCGGATGCACGACTCAAACCCCTCAATCATATCGGCTTCTGTCGGGAATCCCACATACTCGCAGTCGTCCGTAGATTTCGCGACCGTTCCCACAACAAACACCTTGCGCTTGACGGATTTGAGCATGTTGTTGGACCAGCGGAAGGTGACGCCGATCTGGATGACGGGGTCGCCGATGTTGCCGCCGCACGCCCGCCGCAGTTCGTCTTCGACCACTCCCCAGTTTCCCGTTTCGATGGCGACATGGTTGGCGCGGACGAACGCTTCCACGTTTACGGGTTTCGCGAGACCCTCCATTTCCAGACGCTTGCGGAAGATCGCAGCATATGTCTCGTCCTCGGGCGCTTCCTCGAGATCCTTCTGGATTTTCGTCAGGACAAAGTCCCACGTCTTTTTTGGCACCGGGAACTGACCGCTCTTGGACATGCACTCAATGTCGTATGCCGATATCTTCAGGGGAATGTCGCGCGTCGGGTCGCTCTTGATGTTGCTTACGTGAACGAGGAACGCCTTCAGTTCCGGGTGCTTCAGTTTCCCAGAAGAAATGTAGGAGAGGGGCGAGGCGGGCAGGATCTCCTGGTCGTGGTAGAACCGCAGCAGGGGCGGCAGGTTCGCTTCATACACTTTCTTACACTTTTCCTTGACGTACTTTGAGAGGTTTCGGTAATCCTTAATGGAATCCACCTCAACCTTCCACACGTGCGTCGTCTTGTAGTCGTTGAACCCCTCGAAGCAGTCGTACTTGTGCTGTTCCGTCAGCGTGCACCTGCTGACGACGCCCACGAGTTTCTTCTGTAGATCTGCGTCGTATCCGACGTAGAGGTAGGGTCTATAACCTTGGACGCGCAGCAGGATGCATTCCTCGTCCTCGTTGCGCCCGTATACGTCGATGCAGTACTTTCCCGAGTAGTCGTCATGGTCGATCCAATCGCACGGCTGCATCTCCCCTGTCTATATCAATGCCATACACTTTGAAAACGGGAGGCGCTTCCGTTTTTGAGGAAAAGAAGAAGAACAATTTGTAGACGGAGGAATAAGAAGGAAGAGATGACGAGTCTAGAACCACAGACAGTAAATCCCACGTCGTGGTTTTATGCGCCCACGCGTCCCAAGAGCGACACCCAACACGCAGAGTACGATTTCCGCGACAACGCCGCGCAGCAGAGTTACTACATGAACGCCGTCCAACCCTCTGCCGGATGCCAGGACTTTGACCCCAAATCGACCTGGGCGTCGCAGTTTGTCACTATGAATTACACCGGAAACTATGGCAACACTGCTGCCGGCGGGTGCGACACAGACCTGTATTCGCGCCTTATGCTCGGAGATGCGGGAACACAGCGGGTCAAGGGACACCAGCAGACCTTTGCCAGACCGTGGGCGACCACGCCCAACCTGGGCGGAGGTCCTTCGGCAGCGAACAAGGATACCGAAAGTCAACTCATTCAGAGCGTCGCCGTCCGCACGCCCAAGGAGTGTTCGACGGTCACGGACAAGTTCTTTGCCAACCAGTATGACCCGCAACTTCCGAGTGTCCAAGCCGAAATGAAGGACGTCAACAACTTTGTCCAGACCTGGGCGCGCGGCGGAGACCCCACGCGTCTCCTTTACAAGAATTCCGTTCAAAACTAACTACAATACCCATAGCATGAAAGTCGTGTTTTTCGCACAGTATATGCCAGACCCATGCGGTGCGTTCTTTCACGACATTGCTCTGGCAAAAGTTTTGCAGTCACTCGGTCACAGCGTGCACTTTGTAACAATCAAGCGCGGAAACGGTCCGATCAGCGGAACATATCGAGGGATACACTGGACGTACTTTACGAACGCCGAGCGCGAACTCTTTGGCGCAGGCGTCTGGTCTACCCCGCACTACCCCTTTCTCCCCACCGTCCGAAAACTCAACGGACAGTTTCGCAAACCGCTGATCATCACCATGCACTTTGGTGAGAACTTGGAATACATCAACAGTCCGGTGAAATATGACTGGGCGGAGTTTATTTGGGTTATTTCTAAGCACATTACCGCCCACGTGCGCCCGCTTATCAGAAACCCGTCGTTCTTCAACACGATCGACACGATCCGCCCAATCATGCTTGAACACGAGGTCAAAATGCACAACCGCGACACTCTCCCTGCGGGCGAGTGCATCACAATGATTAACGCAAACGTACTCAAGGGATTGCCGCTGTTTCTGGAGTTGGCGAAAAAGTACCCCGCGCGCAAGTTTCTGGCGGTGCGTCCCTACTACAACGTGATCAAAGTTCCTGAAAATATCCCAAACATTGAGTGGATGAACCTGCAGGACGACATTCGCACGGTGCTCGCCAAGACGCGCATTCTTATCGCGCCGTCTCTCTACGAAAGTTGGGGGCGCGTCGCATTTGAGGCCATGTACAATGGCATTCCGGTCCTATATTCCACACCAATGGATCGAGACAGTCCCGCAGCGCGCGTATCGGGAAGTACGGAAGGAATGCAGGAGTGGATCGGCGATAGTCAAATGGCGTGCGCGTATGGAACTCTTGAAGAATGGACCGATGCTATCGAAAAACTCGACGACCCCGAAGAGTACGCGCGCTATTCGAGACAGGCGTACGACCAGACGTACGCCATGAATATTTTTGAAGACGCGCGCAATATGGAGAGCAGAATTGTAGAGTATGGAGTTTTATATGCTCCGAAAATAGAGACCCCCAACAGTGGCGAGAGATCTAGTTCAGGGAAACCTGCTCAGTTGTCTGCTGCCCCTTCGCAAAGTCTGCACGCACAGATGGGTAGTGCGAGGCAGCCTTTCCGCGGAGGTCGTTTCGTGGTGAAGCGTTGAGGACGTCGGCAAACGCTCTCGCCTCGATGAGTTTCTGTCGCGTTTCATCCGTCAACCCGTCGTTGATTTTCGGGGTCGGGGGGATGTAGCGCGTCCCGGTTATGGTCGGCGGCACGGACAGTGCGTCGATTGCCACAATCACGTCGTTCCCGCTTTCCTCCAGCGTCTTTTTCGCAATCTCGGCAGAGACTCCAGTCATGGACACAACTTGCTTGATAGCAGGGTCGCTCATATTTTATATACTATACACAAACACCGAAAATGAAATTCATCGAAAACCTCTGCCCGCCCGCACTGCTGTACGCCCTCTACGTCGCTATCCAACTCGGTCTCGACGCTGCCGATTTCGCTTGGGTGACGTTTGCCGTCAAGGGAGTGTTTGGTGTTGCGACCGTCTTTATTCTGGATATGCTGTGCCGCCTGGACCTTGGCATCGTCTCGTGGGTGTTTATCGCCACGCCCTTCATCATCACGGCGCTCGGAACGTCCATCGCGATGGGTCTTCAAATCGACCGGTTGGTGATGAATTCCCTTTAAACATATGTTTCGCTCAAGTCATAATGAACCAAGTAATCTATTACGGACTGCGCGCATGGGTCTGCCTCCGGGGATTCTGCTGCACGCGTAAGGACTATTCTGCCGCAGCAAGGAAAAACTTATACTCGTCGGTCTGGGAGATTTACGACGACTTCAAGATTGAGACGCGTACGTACTGCAACGGGTTGGTGAAACGGGTAGTGCATCCCAGCGGGGCAGAGAACACGTCCGTTCTCAAACTCAGTCTCCCGCCTGCGCCGCCGTGGTTCTTTATTGGGTGCTACGATTCTGCGAAGAGTTTGCAGGACAAGACATTCGAGATGGACGAATACATTTACCCCGGCAACAAAATAACCCCCCGACTTTTGCAGCACCTTTTCCCGGGGACGCAGAGGTGGGTCTACATTCACCCAGAGACGTTTGATGAAACCGAATTTCCTTCTGAGGGTATTGCAATTGAAGAGTAGCGATGGACTCTGTAATAAATCATCCGAATCATGGCAGTGTTGTCTGGAAATTCATAGATCTAGACAACAGGGTTCAACCCAAAAATTTACTGGAACACGCCGGATTCCACGCCGCGCTGTGGTTTCAACCCCTACTCCATTTCCTCTTCTGGGTAACGTGGTTGCTCCTTCCGCAGGTGTACCTCTACTTTGGCGGTTCGTACGACATTTCCACGTTTTCCTTCATCTTGCACATCCTCAACACGTTGAACGTCATTGTCGGGTCGGCGCGTCGCTGGTTCGAGGTTGTGGAGCACTACAATCTCGGAACAACAATCATGGGGTGGCGCATCGTCGCGAACGCCATGGGAATCGAATACGCGATTCGCTCAAAAGACCCGCGACACCGCCTGTTTCGCTACGCGGCGGGCGCGCGCTTACTGCTTCAACACCTCGGGTAGGTTTCCGGAAAACATGCCCTTGAAACTGTCGATGAGTTCAGCACCCTGCTGAACCTGCGGTCCGAGCGACGAGAGCGTCTGCACAAGTTGTTTCTGGGTCTCCATGAGTTCCTTGGTGTCGTCGCGCATCTGTAGAACTTGGTCGGGGTTGAGTTTTTGGAAGGCGTGAAGAATCGTAGTTCCCGCGTCGAGGTGATGCTCTCCCGAGTGCGGTTCGGGTTCAGCACTCTTTTTCGACTTGCTTTTCTTCTCGTCGTCTTCGTCTTCTTCTTCCGGTTCAAACCCATCAATATTTCCCTTCGATTTCTTTGAGGGGTTCTGGTAATTTTCCTTGAGCGTCTCGCCCGAGATGTAAACGACTGCCGCCACTGTTCCCACGCCCAGCACGACTGCGCCCGTCAGCGGCATGCGCACTCCGTAACCAATCACGACGGTGATTAGGAGCAACCAGACCGCAAGGTATCCGACTTTGCGCTGGACGAGAAACACGACTGCGATCAAAAGCATGACTGCTGCTACGACTGTGTCGACCTTCATTATTAGACGCTCACAGAATTTCCGTTGATCGGAATCGGGTTCGCAAGACCCGCCACGCCCGTTCCGTTAAATCCGTACCCTATGCGAGGGGACATGAACGCCAACCCGCCGCCGCCACGACGTCGGTGCCGCCGCGTGACCTTGTGCTTGCGATGATTCCGGCGACGCCGGCGTCCTCCCGCCAGCGTGTTGTTTCCTCCGCGGTTCACGACGTTGTCGCCATCGCCGCACGATCCCGCCGTCTTGTTCCACAGCGCCGACCCCGCGTTCGTCCCTCCCGCGTCTCCGAGAACCGACCCGTCAAAACCGTACCCTCCCCCACGGCGCACCCTGCGCGAACGCTTACCGTTGTACCGCCTACGGCGACGACGACCTGCTGTTTTTATTTCATCGGCCATTTGTATTCCCGCGAGATTCTATTACGGGCGTCCAGGTATCGTCCTCGGGGTTTTTCACGCACCGCAGGTAGAACGACGGTCCCATAGTCCGCAGAGTGAGCGACAGTTCCAGCGTCCGAACGCGCAAGTACCCAAGGTCTCGTTCGAGTTTGTAGACGTCCGGAATCTCGGTCGTCGTCACTCTGTACCTGTCGGTCGGAGGCGGCGGCGACGGCGCGCGCGTGTCTTCCACTCGAAACAGTCCCGTTTCCGCAATGCGGTCGCTGTAGTATTCGTATCCCCGTATATCCTTCTTCAGGTTTTCGACAGTGCGCAACTGAACCGCCCTCGACTCAAACCCCGGGCACTCTGTGTAGACGAGCGGCAAAATGTCCGCAAGGAATGTTTGACGCCAGGCGAATGGCGTCCTGTTGAATATTTTTATACCGTTCCACATCCACACATCTGCTATGTACAGATGTGTGGGTGTATACTCTACGCGCAAAATGCTGTCCTCGAAGCAGCGGTCGTCCATGACGATTCGAAACACCTGCGGTTTCGCCTGCGCTTTTCGCGGAATCCAGAGCGCGACGGGCGAAGAGTTTGTAGGGTCGCGCGTCAAGCACAACCATCCCGGTATTCCGTCGCCCTGCGGAACTCTCGCCGTATGCCCCTGAATGGGTTTGGTCGCCTGGCGCGTCATCCGCATTTCCGAATCCCATTGGTAGAGAGTCTGTAGGCGCTTCATTATTAAGATGCGCGGCGTCCATCTAAGACAGTATTACTACGCCCGTCCGGTCTCGCGCGTCTCGATCGGCGGGGGCAGCGTAGGCAGCGCGGGTTTCTGCGCCGCGGGGGGAGGAGCATCGTACGTCGGAAGTTTGATTTCGGGCGCTGGGGCGGCGGGTGGCGCGACTGCTGCTGCGGGCGCAGGAGGCAGCAGCGTGTTGTATTGCGGCGGCGTAGGTTGTGCGAGCGGCGGCGCAAGCGGCGCAAGCGGCGCAAGCGGCGCAAGCGGCGACTGCATGTAGACCACGCGCGGTTTCGGAGGTTGAATGACCCGCGACACCCAGAACACGCCAATATGGAGAAGCACCACGACAAGTAGAGACGCAAGCGCAGTGTACAGCAGGTTCTCAATCATATTATGTGTGTGTGAGGTTTACTGGGATCGACTTTAAACACATAACAATGTGCGGAATATGGTGCTGTCTCGGTCCTCACTCTGAATCGTTTCGCGACTGCATCGACGCCCTCCGAAATCGCGGACCTGAATACTGCACCTTCAAGTCGTACTACGGCGTGTCACTAGGATTCACGCGCCTCGCCATCAACGGTCTCGGCGACGGCGGCGAACAACCCTTTGTCGTGGACGACGGCAGCAAACTCATATGTAACGGCGAAATCTACAACCACCGCGAACTGAAGAGCAAATACGACCTCGCACCATCGGGCGACGGGGACTGCGGCATTCTGCTCGACCTCATCAAGAAAATCGGGTTCGCGAACGCCTGTCGCGAGATTGACGGGGTTTTCGCATTAATTTACGTTACGCCCGATCTAGTGTTTGTCGCACGCGACCCCTTCGGCGTGCGACCGCTATTTCACGCCCGGTACGAAGGTTCGCACATCTGGTCATCCGAGATCAAGGGGTTTCCTGTGGGCGCAACAAACATCCGCCCCTTCCCTCCAGGAACATACTCAGTCTATTATCGAACGAACGGAGCGTTTCACGACGCCAAACGGTTTCACACCACGAACATTGTATCGCTCGACGCATTCCGCAATCCCCGCATGTCCCACTTTTGTCTGCGCGACGCTTTAATGCGAGCAGTCCAGAAGCGCGTTCTCAACACTGAGCGCCCCGTCGCCGCCCTCCTCAGCGGCGGTCTCGATTCCAGTCTGGTTGCCGCGATCGCCGCCTCCGAACTCCGTCCGCGCGGGATGAAACTACGCACGTTTAGCATCGGTATGGTCGGGTCTCCCGACTTAAAGTACGCCCGCAAGGTTGCCGACTATATCAGGTCTACCCACACTGCCATCGTCGTCGCGCCCGAAGATTTCCGCGAAGTCGTTCCGCAGGTGATTCGCGACATTGAATCCTACGACATTACCACCGTCCGGGCATCCGTAGGTAACTGGTTGCTCGGAAAATATATTAAAGAACACACCGACTGCAAGGTTATTCTGAACGGCGACGGCAGCGACGAGATCGGCGGGGGGTATCTCTACATGCGAAACGCACCCACCGACGCCCACTTTGACGCAGAAACCCTGCGCCTCCTCGGTGAAATACACATGTTTGACGTCTTGCGCTCCGACCGCTGCATGGCGGCGCACGGTCTCGAGGCGCGCACCCCTTTCCTCGACAAGCAGGTTGTGCAGACCTGGTTGTCTATACCTACTGAACTCCGCTCATCGCACTCCCGCATAGAAAAGGCGATCCTGCGCGAGGCGTTTGAGTTGTGCCAATTGCTGCCTCCCGACGTTCTGTGGCGCCGCAAGGAAGCGTTCAGCGACGGCGTCAACACCGACGGCGCGACCGAGAAATGGTATGCGCGCGAGGACGAAGCAGAGTATTACAAATCCATATTCAACGCAGAGTATTCAAATGCTGCGAAAGTGATTCCGCACATGTGGATGCCCAAATGGGTCGAGACGAGCGATCCTAGCGCGACAACGTACCGCAGTCAGTCGGCACGGGTTACTTGAGTTCAATAAACAGTTGATCGTTCTCCGCCCACATGTGCTTGTTGTAGACGGTTATCGTAGACGTTTCAATCATATCAACGTGGGAAAGTTGATTCGGATACGGTGTCTCTTCCATCACGACGAGCGCGCGGTTTTCGCTCGTAAAATCGAATTCGGGCGAATACTTGCGGCACGTACGGTCCGTCGTGTTGACCTGAAGGACGCCCGACCACACCATGTGCGCATTGTAGTGTGCGATGGGTTTCGGGAGCGCGTACGGGTACGTCGTGAGGCGCGTGACCTGGAAGCGGCGGTTTGACATTATGTATATTTGCGCAGTTTACTTAAATTATACTACACATACATCAGACCCAGCGTCACGGCGAAAAAGACGGCGGTGTGCAGCAGGAGACCGAATCCCGTCGGCGCGTTGTTTTCGTAGACGCGTAGAGGCGTGTAAGGTCCAGTGACACTCGTGATGACGCCGTCCACGACCCGAAACGTAATCGGGTTGGCGAGAATATAAAACAGCAGCGCCTGGAACGCCGAAATTTGCGCCTTTTGTGAGTGTCCGAGTGTCGTCATTTATTATGTTAAGACCTCGAAGAAAAAGTGTTCTTCGTGTTCTGTATAGTTTCGATCCACTGCGGAATGCGCTGAAGCATGAGTCCGATCTCTACCTCGTTGCGCTTCGGCGGTTCTGTCAGGTCCAGCGTCTCCGTCGTAAACACCACCGCGTTCAGTAGGAGTGGCAGTTTCGACTTGGAGTTGCCGGGATCCCATCGCAGGCAGTAAAGACGCATCAGCGCCTCGACGTGCGGCGTCTCTGCTTTCGAGAGCACGACCTCCCAGAACATCCACACAATGTTGCGGGCGTACTTTTTGTCGATCCGGTCGAGAAACCGCTCGCCGCACGCCACTGCCTGCTTCGACAACTTCTTTTGGACGGACGCGTACTTTAAAATCCACGCCATCCAGTAGAGCGCCCGCGTCGTGTCTTTGGTCTGTATCGAAAAGCAGAACTCGTTGAAGGGCATGGCGAGTTCGTAGGGGTCTTCGGTCTTTGTGTACATTCGCGCCGCATTTTGTGTCGTTGCCCGCAGATTCTCCCGTATAACCGTCGTCTGGAAATCGTGCTCGGGTTTGATGGTCGGCAGCGTGATCGCCTTCTGCTTCTTGGCAGTGGCGAGGGCGGTCGCGGTCTCGCAGACGAGCATGCGCGCGTCTTCGCGGTTGCGGATCTCGACCATATTTGCGACGGAAAAATTGGACTCAATAATTGAAAAACGCTCGTACTGGGTTGTCAAATACATAAACATGTTGGGGCAGGAGCGGTGGACATACATCGAGGCGCTCTCAAAGAATGTAGACCAGAGTGAATGCACAAGTCCGGAGCAGAGCATCTCGAGACTCCAGTACGACGCATAATCAGCATGTCCCAGTTGAATACTTTCTAACAGGGATTTGCCGGCGAGTTTGCGGGAGTGACCCGAGAACGTAAAGTGCTGAAAGTCAGCAACCGTTCGCGTGTCTCGGATCATTATGTATTCATGAAAAATAGACTACCGGGCGATCAACGCAGTTTAGATGCTCACGAAGTTGAAAACAACTCCTCCACCCGTTAGACTTGGGTCGATAGAAGCAGTATAATATAGACCATACAGGGCGTTGTTTGAAGGAGAAATGTTTCCGTTCTTGGAAACGTACATTGAAGCCGCGTTGGCATTGTAGGTTTTTACAATGTAATGACCCGACGCACTAAAGGTTCCCATCAACGAAAACACATTATTCAAAATTTGAAGATTGAAAGGTGTATTTGAAGTGTTCGTAGTGTTAGTATACGCGAACCCGGCAGCACTTAAGGTTTTATAATTTGCCTTTGAGTAAGCAATAGTATTCGAGACGAAGAGTTGGGTATTCAATGCTAATGCCGAATCAATTTGTACGATTGGGGATACATTCGACGTTTGATCGTTTGTAAGTGTCGAATTACAGAAGTTTGTTACCCAGATGTTTCCGCCCATTCTAACTACCGGTCCACGGTTTGAACAATCCATTAAACATCTATTTATTCCACACCAGGCGTTTCCGCTCAATAAGAGTGCTGCGTTACTGGTTGATGTTGATGTGGATGGGTGTTTAAGAATTACGTCCTCCATTGTGAACTTCGTACCTGTCGTACTGCTCTGCTTGGAGTCTGCGGTTTGATTAACAACTGCGTCATCAGCCGTCAATGCACAGTTCTTGATTACAAGACCATTCGGCTGCGTCGAATAGTTTGTGATGCACGGTGCACCTGATCCAGTTCCAACTGCCAAATTCATAAGAATCACCTGATTTTGGTCCCTAGAATAAGACGACAGCGTTGTACTGACGATTCCGATAGATATCGTGCTAGTGATCTGACACACCGTTTGCGCCATGTTTGAGTTGAATTGAGGTCCCATAATTGTAACAAACCCAACGCTGACTGTGAATCCGGTGTATGCCGTTGTACCGCCCGGAGACAGGTAAATGATGGCTTGTGCCGAATTAAGCGATTTGCCGGATCTATCTGCTTCCAAAACGGTAAGCGCTTGTTGAATCGTCTTAAGAGGTTTGAGAATAGAACCGTTTCCAGTAGAATCATCGCCATTCATTACGGAAACATAGTACGTTTGTCCATCTTTGAAACTCGTTATCGCGCCCGTTGCACCCGTAGCACCCGTCACACCGTTTCCAGGACCCACCGGTCCCTGTGGTCCCGTCGCTCCTGCTCCCGTTGCTCCAGATACACCGGTTGCGCCCGACACTCCGGTTACGCCCGAGACACCCGTCGCCCCAGATACACCTGTCGCACCCGTCGCACCCGTCGCGCCCGACACACCGGTTACGCCTGATACACCCGTCGCACCTGTAACGCCCGTCGCACCCGTCGCGCCCGACACACCGGTTACGCCTGATACACCCGTCGCACCTGTAACGCCC